TATTCATAATTTTATTTTCTTATTTCGTCGCTCACGACCCTTTATTCAATAAGCGACTCGTCTCTGCCCCCGAGTTGCCAGGGGCAAAGCCAGTGGCCTATTCTTCTTCCTCGTCTCCTCCCAGCTCGTGGGCTATGTCCTCATCGTTTTCTCCATTTGCTATATCTTCTAATTCTTTTCGCAAACCGCTCATGTATCCGTCTTCTAATTCTTGCATGATCCGATAGCCATATTTATAACCAGTTTCATCTTCTGCGCTCTGTAGAATCTCCTTGGCTTCATAAATCTTTTCGCTTGCTTCTGTGGCTGCCCCTTTGATGATTTCCAATTTTTCTTTTATTGTCATAATTTTTGTTTTTTATCTTTTAAGAGAGCCGACTTTTTAACTTTTGCCCCCCACAATTCCATTATAACATGTGACACAAATATTTGTCAAGTATTTCAAGTATGGAAGAGGTTCCTGCACTCTTTACGCATAAAACATCCCGCAATCTTCATTTGTGGATGCGCTATGCGCAAGTATCTTCTATAAAGTTGCTCTGGCTCTATGTTAAGACCTCTCCACTGAAACATGGCTTTCTTCTTTCCTGAATAGGTACCATGCCGCCTACTGTATTCAGCCATGTCCTGTTGGGTTGCCCCATAAACTATGCCGTCAAGACATGCCCAAACGCAGGCGGTAGTGCACATGGCACAGGGGGCACAGGTAGAATAAAGGGTACAACCTCTTAGGTGGCGTGAACGAAACTTCCTCGCTGCCCTGCGAAGAGCAACCATCTCATTGTGACTGGTAGGGTCTTGCGTTCTACACACCATGGTCTGTCCGCGCGCCACAATCTTGTTGTCCTTCACAATGACTGACCCAATCGCATAGTCTCCATTGCGCCGCGACTTCTCGGCTTCTTTAATGGCCTCTAGCATGAACCGTCTTTGTGGGTGTGTCGTTTTTCTCATATTCTCTACCTCCAGTTTAACACGTTGTCAACATATCTGTCAAGTATTTTCTTCATCCACAGGTTGACAAACCGACAGATTTATACTCTAACGCAACAAAATGGCAAGTACTTGACTTACATCTATTGTGTGTGTTATACTGGAATTATGGAAACATACTGTCTTCATTGTAGGTCCAAAAAGGAAATGAAAGACCCGCAACGGGACAAGTTTAAAAATGGCACCAAAATTATGCGAGGTACCTGTCCTACTTGTGGGTGTAAATTAATACAAATCCTTAAAAAAGAGAAAAAGGAGGGATAGTTTGAATTGCCCCTTTTAAAAACGTCAGATGTTTTAATTACTCTTTTGTCGGTGGTGAGGTGGTGAATTAATCACCATTTCGTGCCACCTCATTGCCGACAAGGGAGACGAAATGGTGCTCAAAAAAGAAGAGACAATAAAAATATTGGATGAGTCTGGCGACAAGAAATATTTTACCATTGTGCCAAACTACATCTTAAATCATTCAACGTCCGACGAACAGGCTCTTTATCTACAAATGAAGAGATTTGCCGGAGAGAAGGGTGAGTGCTTCGCCTCACAAGGAACAATGGGAAAGAAGCTTGGGTGGAATCGTCAAAGAGTGAGCAGGACGATTCAAAAGCTTCTAAAAAGAGGGTGGATTAGTGGTATCGGTGTAAAGAAGATGGGAATGACTCGGACCAATGTCTATAAAATAATAGACCTATGGAAGAAAAATGCCGATTTTTATTCTCAAAACGATGTTAAACCAGAAAACATCGTTCTCCAAAACGATGTTAAACCAGAAAACAATACCGATGTTAAACCAGAAAACACAAAGAAAAACCAAAAAGAAGAAAAACCAGTTTCTGTAAGAGCGACAAGTCGCTTGAAGAATATTATTAAGCTCTTTGCGTTTTTTAAGGGAGTCCCCAGACCCACCAATTCCTTCTTTAAGCGCAACGTTCGGGCTGCGAAGGAGTTGCTTGAATATGAGGAGGGCCGAGTTGAAGATGTGATGGGTTGGCTTTCCAAGCATGCCGATTTCAAGTGGACCCTGGAGAGTGTCGCCAAATATATAGATGAAGATTTGGAAGACCTAAGGGCTAGACAACGATTTTCTCGGGGTGACTGGAAGTGTCAGTTTGGATATTGGCATCAGCGTGGCGAGATTTGTGGACACACTGCCGTCATGTCTCGTCATCGCCAGAAGCGTGGCGTGAAAGTCGTTAAGTCTCATTGAGAAAGATATGCCAACTGATTACAGTAAAATAAGAAAACTTAATAAGTGTGAGGAAGTGAAGGAGGCGATTGATGCTTACTTTGAGAATTGTACAAAGGAAAACAGGCCATTGACCATCTCTGGCCTGGGATTGGCTTTGGGTGTCAGCAGATCAACATTGTTGAGATATGAAGAGGAGGAGAGCAAAACTTTGCCAAAAGACGAGAGGGAGTGCATTTGCAACACGATTAAGCAGGCTAAGTGGGTTTGTGAGAGGTTTGTAGAAGAATACCTCTTCACCGGTAAAAACACTATGGCTGCCATATTTAACCTTAAGAACAATTATAAGGAATGGAAAGATAAATCTGGCATTGAGCTTGAATCTCCAGTTGGCGGATTGGAAATCAAAATTGTCAAGCCGAAAGACGATGGTTCCGAAAATTGAAGCAACGATAGTATTCGAGAAGAACTACGAACAGTACCTTTCAAAAAATTATAGGATTATAATAAACGAGGGAGGCACGGGAAGCTCCAAGACCGTCTCTCTTGCCCAGCTCTTTGCGATTGCAATGTTGAAGGAGAATGGTGTACAGTTGACCATAGCGAGGAAGACGTTTCCCGCTTTGAGGGCGACTGCCATGAAGGACTTCTTCAATGTGATCAAGGGCATGGGCATTTATAGGGAGGAAGACCACAACAAGACCGAGAATACTTACAGGTATCGGAACAATGAAGTGGACTTCGTCTCGGTTGATGAGCCGTCAAGAGTTAGGAGTAGACGCAGGGAGTATCTGTGGCTGAATGAGGCGAATGAATTCAATAAGGACGACTATCGGCAATTGACCATGAGAACGAGCAAGCAGATTTTCATGGACTACAATCCCTCACACCAGTTTCACTGGATTTATGACGACCTGCAGCCAAGGAAAGACTGCATAATTATACCCTCGACGTATAAAGACAATCCCTTTTTGGCAAAGGAGATAGTGAAGGAGATAGAAGGATACAAGAAAACTGACAAGAACTACTGGCGTATTTACGGCCTCGGGAGGAGGGGGGTGGCCGAAACCCTAATTTATACTCACTGGCAATTCTGCGACAAAGTGCCCGAAGGTGCAAGGATAATTTATGGTCTTGACTTCGGATATAACAACCCGACTGCCCTTGTGAAGATTGCGATTAAAGACCAGGACTATTATTGGGAAGAGAAGCTTTACAAGAGATATTTAACGAACCCGGACCTAATCGTTGAATTGAGGACACTAAGCCTCACCGAAGAGGACATAATTTATGCTGATAGCTCGGAACCCGACAGAATTAAGGAGCTACAGGACGAGGGCTTTAATGTCGTTCCCTGCTACAAGACCAAAATTAAATTCGGCATAGACAAAATTAAGAGTAAGAAGTTCTTTATAACGAAGTCGTCGGTCAATCTATTAAAGGAGCTGAAGTCGTATTCCTGGAAGGAGAAGGATGGCAAGAAGCTTGAAGAACCCGTAAAAGCTAACGACCATCTGGTGGATGCTGGAAGGTATGCTATAGTGACCGACGGCCAGGTGGTGGAGCCGAGCCTTGATTGGCTCTAATCGAGCGCACATTTAAAGCTTCGAGAAAACTAAGGAAACCTTTGAACAAATTCTTCAAAACAATCACAAATTTTTTTAAAAAGAGCTATTGGACTTTTTATAGCACCTCAATTTTCGGTGAGAGGAACTATTTGCCTTCAGAGAAGGACTACCTGGATTCTTACGAGGCTTCTTTCTTGGTGAACACCTGCGTGAAGAAAATTGCCGAGAAGGTGGCGAACACTCAGTTTAAGCTCTACAAAGTAACCGGCACTACGAACAAGGAGAAGATAAAGGAAGTCCCGAATCATCGTCTTCTCGACCTGCTGGCTCAAGTCAATCCTTTCATGACCCAGTTCGAGATGTTGGAGATGACCCAGACCTACGAAGAGCTACTTGGTAACAGCTATTGGCTTAAAGTGAGGGGCGAGAGGTCGAAGCTGCCCGTTGAACTTTGGCAACTCAGACCCGATTGGGTTAAGGTTGTAGAAGACCCGAAGAGGATAATTAAGGGCTATGAATACAGGATACCGAACGGCACGAAGCAGTTCTTTGAGCCCGACGATGTGATTCACTTCAAGCAGCCGAACCCGAAGAGCTCTTTATACGGTCTGTCCACGACAGCTGCAGCGATGGACATAATTAAGACCGCAGTCTTCACCGCCCGTTGGAACAGGAACTTCTTTGAAAACTCTGCCCGACCTGATACTCTTTTAGTAACTAAAAATAAGATGACTCCGAAGGCAAAGGAGGAGTTAGAGAAGCGATGGTATGCCAGATATGGCGGAGTTAAGAATGCCCACCGCCTTGGCGTCTTGGAAGGTGAGGTAAACATCAAGACCTTGACCGCTACGATGAGAGACATGGAGTTCTCGAAGCTGACTCTGATTTCGAGAGACCAAATACTTACCGCTTTCGGAGTGCCGAAGCCCATCGTGGCCGTAACCGACGATGTTAACAGAGCAAATGCCGAAGCTGCCATTTACGCCTTTCTAAGCGAAACGATTGAGCCCAAGATAAGAAGAATCGTAGAGCGACTTAACGAGTTCTTGGTGCCCGAATTTGGAGATGACCTTTATTTGGACTTTGTTGACCCGACCCCGGAGAACCGGGAGGCAATCACGAAGGAATATGAGACGGCCCTAAAGAACAACTGGATGGTAATAAACGAAGTCCGGGATAGAGAGGGTCTGCCTCCTTTAGAGGGTGGTTGGGACTTTTACTTGCCGATTACCGTAATGCCCGGAGGTGGTTTAGAGCAAACAAAGAGCATTAGAATAAAAGGAATCACAGAGAAGGCACACAAAAAAGCTAAAGAAGAAAGAGAGCAAGAGAGGTTGAGGAATAAAGTTTTAACCGGTAAGCGGAGCCTAAAATTAAAGATGAAGCTAAAGGAGGAATTGAGGAACCTGTTCATCCTTCAAAACAACAACAAGCCAAAGAAGCTGGACGCAGAAGGAAGAAAGAAATACTATCAAGAGCACGTCAAGAGCCTGATTAGCGACGGGAAGATGTTTGCCGCTCTTGTCCGAAGGCTTCTCAAAAAGCAGGAGGAAACGATACAGGAAGCGGTGGAGTCAGAATTCCTGGGCAAATCACTCAAGCTTTCCGATTGTGTTGGTGATGCTTCTTGTGTGGTTGCCAAGAATAAATATGACCTTATTGACTGGGACATTCAGGACAGAGTCTTCTTCGAGATATCCGTTCCCATCTTTACCGACATAACCGAAAGGCGGGGAAAGAGAGTGGCCAGGCTGCTCGGAACGGAATTTGTCCTGACCGACCGAGTCCGAAAGTTTATAGAGAGAAAGGCTTTCAAGTTTGCTCACGAAGTTAACAGCACGACTAAGAGTAAACTACGAAAGACTCTGTCCGAAGGAGTAAAGGAAGGCGAAGGAGTGAAAGAGTTGAGCGAACGAGTTTCCGAGGTCTTCAGGATAAGGCGAGGAGCGGAAACTGAAAGGATTGCCAGGACTGAGGTCTTGTCGGCCTCAAACGAAGCGGACTTAGAGTCATACATTCAATCAGGAGTAGTAGAGAAGAAAGAGTGGTTGGCAACCTTAGACGACAGAGTAAGACCCTGGCACGCAGAGATGGATGGTGAGGTTGCTAAAGTCGGTGAAAAATTTTCAAATGGCATGATGTTTCCAGGAGACCCGTCGGCTCCTGCGGATGACACCATAAACTGTAGGTGCACTACACTTCCAGTTGTAGAAACTTAAACTAAGGCAAAAAAATGGTTAAAAAGTTTTTAGAGGCTGTAGTCAAGTCAACAGGAGAAGGAATTTTCGAGGTCGTGGCTTCTTCTGGAAAAACAGATAGATTGGGGGATACAATAGACCCCAAAGGTTGGTATTTAAAAAACTATAGAAAGAATCCCGTTATACTCTGGTCGCACATGACCGGAGGTTTTGGCACGCCAGCCATTCCGCCAGTGGCGAGGGCAGACAAGGTTTGGGTGGAAGATGAAAAGGAATTGAAAATTAGAGGGCATTTCGCTGACACTCCTTTTGCTCAGGAATTAAAGGCTCTTGTCGAAGGAGGTTTTTTGAATGCTGTTAGCGTTGGATTTATACCGTTGGTTGAAGAAGAAAAAGGCAACATTGAGATAGAGGGCAAGATGTATAGGAGGGCAACCGACGAGGAGATTGAAAAGAACATTTATGGAAAAGAGGGGGAGCATTTTTCAAAGCAAGAGCTTTTAGAAGTTTCTTGGGTTAATGTTCCTGCCTTAGCCACTGCTTTGGTGTCGGCTCGGAAGATGAACCTTGCTTTGGTAACGAAGGCATTGGAGGAAGAGATAAAAGGAGTTATTCCATACAAAGAGGCACCGAAGGCCCCAGAGGATGCTGACTGGAATGCTGGTGAGGAATTGAAGAAGGCGACTGGAGATGCCAAGAGGTTGAGGACCATGCATGCTTGGGTTGACAGCGGCAACCCTGACTTCGACCCCTCCAAAAGGAAGTGGTATAAACTGCCACATCAAAGAGGCGATGGAAATCAGGCGGTTGTGTGGCGGGGCGTTGCTGCCGCCATGGCCGTCCTGCTTGGTGCGAGAGGCGGGGTCGATGTCCCGGCAGGGGACAAGAAAGGAATCTACAACCATTTGGCGAAGCACTATAAGCAATTTGGCAAGGAGCCTCCCGAGTTTAAGGAATATTCGGAATCGGAATTGCAGGAGCTATTCGGGGAATTTGAGGCCAAGCCTTACCCGAATGAGCACGCTTGCCGTTTGGAAGACCCTGGTAAATATAAAAGATTCAGGAGGAAAAATTGCGAGGTGAAGCATGACAACAAGTGCATTGATGTCATATACGGGGTGACCAAAGAGGACGAAAAGGCTGAAAGGCAGTCCCTGAGATATGACAAGAAAATTTGGACAGAAGCCAGTGCCAAAGCACACTGCAAAGATAACGATGGGACGTTTGAGGCTGCCTCAGAGGAATCCTCTAAGTCCCTTGAGCAAAGAGTTAATTCATTTGAAGAACATTTAGCCGAGCTGGAGAAAGCTATTGGTGTTCTAAAGGAGAATGCTAAGGTTAATCCTGAGAAAGGCGCTACTCCAGCGGAGGTCAAAGGTCGCAAGCAAAATATCAAAAAGAAAAGCGACATAGAAAGACTGCTGATTATTTTTGATAAGTTTTGCGAAGCGTTATTAAGAAAACTAAGGCAATAGAGTGAAACAAGTTAAGAAGCCAGATGGTTCAATCGTAGAAGTTGAAGATGACTACACTTTAGAAGAGGGCGAAGAGTTTGTTGATGAAGGAGAAAAAGATGAGGGCGACAAGAAGCTTGAGTTAGCTTTAGATAGAAAGATTGATAGGATAATCAAGGCCATTAAGGACACCCCTGTGAGAAAAAGAATTGTGGGGATGGAAGCCACCAAAGAGAAATCCGTGATGGAGACCGACCCCGCATTGAGAAAGTTCAGACCGTTCGTCCAGCTTTCTGAGAAGATGGAGTCTTTTGTCAAGGATGTCAAAATTCTGGCGCAGGGCGGGGTTCCTCAAAGTCTTCAAAAAGCTTTGCAGGAAAGCGATGACACCACCGGTGGATTCCTCGTTCCAGAGGAGTTTCAAGCAGAAGTCATTCGCCACGCCACCGAAGTTGCCATTGTCAGACCGAGAGCGAGGATAATCCCCATGACAAGGAACACCAAGACCCTTCCCAAACTTGACCAGTCAAACTACAGATTTGCTGGGATTGACATTCATTGGGAAGGAGACGAGGGAGACAAGAAAGAAGAGAGCCAACCGAAATTCGGCAGGATTACCCTGAAGTTGAACAAGATGATTGGACTCTGTCCAGCGTCTGACGACCTCTTGGCTGATTCTGCGATCAATTTGGCCAATTTCTTGGTTGCTATCTTCGGGGAAGCGATTGGCTATGAGGAGGACAAGCAGTTCTTGACCGGAAACGGAGTGAAGAAACCTTTAGGTATCATCAATTGCGGAACTACGGTCAATCGAGATACTGCAAGCAAGATTGGCTACGAAGACTTAAAGGGCATGATGACTGCTCTGCCAGCTTGGGCTGATGCGGGAGCAATTTGGATTACCACCAAAGCAGGATTAGAAGAGATTCTCGACATCAGAAGCGACAAAACGACCGGTCTGCCCTTATTCCTTCCTGGACACTACATCAGCCAGGGCATTCCTAAGAGTCTTTTCGGCAAGGAATTGCTGCTTACCGATAAACTTCCAGCATTGGGAACCAAAGGAGACATAATCCTCGCAAACCTTTCTGCCTACTTCATTGGAGACAGAGGAGGGTTGCAGGTAGCTTCTTCAATCCACGACAGATTCAGATATGACGAGACCGTGTTCAGATTTGTTAAGAGAGTTGACGGTCAGTGTGCCTTGAGCAAAGCCTTTGTTGTTCTTGATGAACCCGCTTAAACTAAGTAGATAAAATGAATGCAAAAGATTTATTAAACAATTCCACGGTTAAGAGTTTACTTCCGGCAAAACAAAGAAAGGGTGGTTCGACCTACAATGGTTCTGCGGTCGATTTAAAGGGCATAGGCAGAAAAGTGCTCGTTATCTTAGACGTAGGAGCTGTCCTTACCACATCTACGATTAAGGTTACAATTCAAGAGTGCGCTTCTGCCAGTTTTACCGTTCCCACTACTCTACATACCTTTGCTACTTTAGACGCTGTTGCGTCAGTGGTGGCCGATTTGGCCCCAAATCAAAGATATGTCAGAGCGAGCGCTTCTCTCGGAAGCGACACTATCGACTTTGCAGTTGAGGGA